TGTTGAGGTCACCAAGGTGATATACTGTCACCGTCATCTCTATATGTGGTTGGATCCAAAACAAACCGTCGTACCCTTCTTTGTGGATACGGACACTGCTACCCCTATGGGTAACAATCCGCTTCCGCCAATATCCGGTTCATTCCATTATCAAGACTCGTTTTCGAGTCTTGTGGAATGGCTAGATACTGTTAATGATGGGCGTCGTCAGGATTGGCATGATTGTCAGCACTATAAACGTGTGACCTTCATGCCCCCCGAGCGATGGAACTTTTTCACTCGTTATAGCTCTGAGAGTTATGACGATGATAAGTTCTGGCGTTGGTCTACACGCTGCCGTAGCCTTTTTTGGGGCTATGGTGGCGTGAAGTCTGGACTCAACACGTATGGGCTCTGGGATTATCCTATTTTAGGTATTCCAGAGTTGTTCGTATCTCCTAGTTCAGGAGGGCATTATGTTAATATATGTTCTCCGAACGAGATTAATACTATGGTTGGGCAGAGCTTAGATGCTATGCTTCCAGGTATTCGGCCTGAGCTCAGTTTGGTTAATTCCATCATTGAGCTTAAGGATTTTAAATCCTTGCCGAGAACGCTTCGTAATATAAAGAACCTCACCAAGAGTATCACTACTCTTGATTGGGGATCTTTGTCATTGCGTCGACTCATACGCGGAGGTTCTGATGTCTATCTGCAAACGCAGTTCAACATCTTACCTCTACTGTCCGATATAACTGGCATTAAAAACGCCATTATACGGACTCGCCAAAAGGTTCAAAACCTTTTGGAGAACGAGGGACGACTTCTGACGAAGCATTATGCTCGTCCGATTAACACGTTGACCCCTTCTCATGACTACGTTACTTCGGACCCAGGTAGCTTGCCAAGCTATATGAGTCCTGGTAGCGTAACCTTTGAGAGGGATACGTCATACGAGTCGTCTATGTTCCGTGCTATGATCGAGTATTCTTACGAACTCGATCCATGGGCTCGCCAACAGGCGCAGCTTCGTGGTCTTCTGGATGCTCTAGGGGTTAATTGTAACCCTCAAATCATCTGGAATGCCATTCCATGGAGTTTTGTCGTTGATTGGGTCGTCGGTGTAAACCGATGGCTTGATCAGTTCAAAACTCGTAACTTGGAACCAGTAACACATATAAAGAGGTACATGATTAGCTTGTCCACTGTTCGTACTATTCGTACTTATCATACGTTTAATACTTATAGTGGTACAAGCGGTCAGGTACCAAGTGTCATCATTACTGAAAAAGCGTATATACGCTCTAACAGAAATGCTGACATGATACGTTGGTTTCAGACCAGCGGGCTAAACTTGAAAGAGTTTAGTTTAGCAGCTGCACTTGGGGGTAGTAGAATTTGAAACTCTACACCCTTTCAGAATTAGTCTGAATGCAGTACTCGCAATAATAGGTTCTACAGCTATTGTTCTGTAGATAACGCACATGATCGCGAATACACTGAACACAAATGAAGTCAAAAACTCAGCCGGTACTGAACAAGAGTTCAGCCGTCTGAGTACATCTGACCGACAAACGGAGTTTTCCCTTATTGGGGAAGTTCCGAACGCTCCGCACAGGATCAAGATTAGTCATCTTGAAACTGGAGCGGGCTCCACCAAGCGACGGCGCTCAGTCGTCCGTATCGATAAAACGATAGCGGGCGTGAGTACCGAACCTCGTGTGGTATCGGCCTATGCTGTCCTTGATATTCCCGTTGGGGATATCTCGGCCAACACAGAACCAAAGAACGTGCTAGCAAACTTGATGTCGTTTATTGCCTCTTTAGGGGCATCGACGACTATCTTGTTTGATTGCACGGGCAATGGAGCAGATGCTCTTGTGAATGGCGGGCTTTAAGCCTTGGAATAATATCCGCTTCTCTATGAGAAGTCCATTCTTCAAGAGTTTGAGAGGTAGTTCGATCGCATGCATTGTTGTGAGCGTAATTGTATTGCTACAATTACTGCTCTTAGTCGTAGGATGCACCATCGGGAAATTCTCGATGGCTGCAGAGGATGTGAAGGTTGATCCTTCATATTCTCTGGTACCTATCGCTAACTCTACCAACAAGTGATCGAGCTTGGATCCTTAGATAAAACAGCCTCCACTGACGGAGTAACCGCCAGCAGTGGATGTTGGACTGGGCCTTTAAGCTCAGTCTCTTTTATTGGTTCATTAGAACCGAAGGATCCTCTATCCTCTTGTGTTCATGCATCATTCAGTATTCGCGTGTGCTCTAGGAGGTACTCCTTATGGATACCAATAAGAGCCTAGATGATAGTATAACCATCATCGCCGCTTTACTGAGTGACGTGCAAACGTTACACAGTGAAGTAATGTCACCACGAGCGCTTCGGTTGACTACCCAAAAGGTAGCTACCCGTTGTACTCGGGAAGGAATAGGTTTTCTTACGAAAACCTTACCACGCTTGGGCAAAGCCTTTGATCGGGCTTTGACCGGCGAAGTTCCGTTAGACGCTGCTAAGGAGGCTTTTTCAAGTCTTCCTAACAGTAAACTACCGAGATTTCTCGGTGAGTTATTCCAACGCATCTTCGCTCACAGCGGTTGGGTTCTTCCAACTCCCTGTGTCCGAAGCATCCAAGCTATACGTCAAGTTTGTTTCTTATTTTATAAGTACAAGCTTCCGTCTAGCATAGACGACGAACAGGCTGTCATTGATCAGTTTATAAAGACTGAGCAAGACATTCTGCCTTACAATCAGTATGCTAATGGCGTTTTCGCCAATGCTACTGATGAGGATCCTAAGGCTATCTTATCTATTGCAGATAAGAGAGTCCGTAAGATCCTCTTGCGTGCCCGAAGACAGTTACAAACTCTCTTCAGGCATTTCGACATCAAGGACATTAATCCAAGGCACGGACCTGGAGCCGTTTCTACAAAGGAACGACTCTGGGATAAGTACTCTTGGACTAAGATAAGTCCTCGTATTGCATCCATTTATCCTATCGATGAATATTTTTATTCATCTTTAGGCCATGTGTGCGATAGGTATCAATCCTTACAAAAGATTGATCTAGTCGAGTCTGCGGCCAAGGTTATCCTTGTTCCCAAGGACTCTCGTGGACCGAGACTAATCTCTGCTGAACCGCTGGATTTCCAGTGGATACAACAGGGTTTAGGCCGGGCTATAGTGAGGCATGTGGAGTCTCATAGCTTAACTCGCTATAATATCCACTTCACCGATCAGATGCCGAACCGATTTGGGGCCCTTTTGGGGTCCCGAACGGGAAGGTACTCTACACTAGACTTAAAAGAAGCTAGTGATAGAGTGTCTATCGGTTTAGTTCGTCTACTGTTCCCAGAACCCCTTTTGGGGGCTCTAAAAGCATGTAGAAGTCTATGTACAACCCTCCCGGATGGGAGAGTTATGTTGCTCAATAAGTTCGCGCCAATGGGGTCAGCGTTATGCTTTCCCGTATTGGCACTTACTATTTGGGCACTCTTATCATCGGGTTGTTGGGATGCGTATCCTAATAACGAAGAGCTGCGAAGCTCAACGTTAGAAGAGATACTCGTGTATGGAGATGATGTAATCGTGCCCACGCATTACAGCGCGCACGCGATTATGCTACTCGAAGCTTTTGGTTTACTTGTAAACCGAGCTAAGAGTTGTACCAGTGGATTCTTTAGAGAATCATGTGGCATGGACGCTTATAAAGGCGTTGATGTCACTCCAGTTCGTTTACGAACTGTCTGGCAATCATCCCAGTCCCCGGATGTTTATACCTCATGGATAGCTTACGCTAATTCATTTTGGGATAAACAGTACTTCAACACCTACGAGTTAATCGTAGGAAGACTTTGTAGAGTATACAAAGTCATACCAGAGAAGTCCATGCATCTTGCATGTCCCTCTCTTGTTTCAGTACCGGAGGCCTACCGGCCTAAGAACCGACGAGTCAACAAAAGCTTGCAAAAGCTTGAGTGGCGCGTTTGGGATATTAGGTCACGACCTATAAAGAAGGAAATAGACGGTTGGTCCATGTTACTGCGATATTTCGCAGAATCATGTTCCTCGTCCCCTTCTGGGTCGAACGATAGTCCTCGCAGTTGCGGTGTAGCGGCGACTCCCTCTGTTTTTGCAGAGAGAGAACCGTTCTCCGTCCGTTCGTACACGAAACGCTCTTCCAGCAAACTGGTTAGAGCGTGGCG